ACCTGCATGGAACTACCCATTTACAGGATGACCGTGGACGAGGTGGATGAAGGGGTCCAATTCGTGGCCCTCACCGATATGCCAGCGATTGAACGGCCATTCCAAGCCTTCGCAAAGACACCACAACGCTTCACCGAAACAGGAGAACGGAGAGTGCTTACTGGCCCTCTCATGCTTGCAGACACTCCCATCTTTCGAAAGGACGAAACCTACGGGGAGTACTACGTCGTCTTTGACAAAGCGACCATCCGCAAAATCGTCCAAAAGTATTTCAAGCAGGGCAACCAGCACAACGTTAACGCTTACCACAATGCCGAACTGGATGGCGTGTTCATGTTCGAGTCCTTCATCACCGACTCCGAGCGTGGTATCATGCCACCGAAAGGATACGAGGACACTCCTGACGGCTCTTGGTTCGGTTCCTTCAAAGTCGAGAACGACGAGGTGTGGGACAACCGCAATCTATTCCGGGGTTTCTCCGTTGAGGGACTGTTCGGGATGGACAAGACCGAATCCGAACTGGAGGTCGCACTCGCTGGCCTCGCTGACGAATTAACTGCTTTTTTGCAACAATTAACCCCCACCTACAAATCCCACTAACTATGAATCTCAAAAACGCAATCGAATCCCTGCGGACTGAACTCCGCAAATTCAGCACCCAAAAGCAGTCCTTTGCTGACTACAAACTCGTTGACGGCACTGTTGTCCGTGTGGATGGCGACCTCGTTGCCGGTACTGCCGTTTACGTCGTTGCCGAAGATGGTACACTCCCTGCACCCGATGGCGAGCATGTCGTTGAAGGAGTCGGAACAATCAAGACCGAAGCAGGCAAAATCGTTGAGGTCATCGCTGCCGAAGTAGCAACCCCGGTCATCGAGCCGTTGCCTGTTGCTGCTGAAATCACCCCCGAAGTGGCCGTTGAGGTAACCGAGGAAATCAAGGGTGCTTATCCGCTAATGACCCCCGAAGTCGTTGAGGCTATCGTTGCCAAGCACCTCGGAGCCATCATGGAAGAACTCAAAGCAGCCTACGCTGAAATGGGCAAAATGAAGGAGAAAATGTCTGCATTCGCATCGCAGGTTGAAACCATGGCCGACATCGTCGAAAAGGTTTCCGAACTCCCAGCCGAAGCCCCAAAAGCAAGCGGTTCAGCAATCGTTGAGCAGCGCAAGGCTCAAGCCTCGCAGAACTTCAACGAACTCGCACAAGCACTTCAATCACTCAAAAAAAACTAAACCCCTAAACCCCCATTAACAATGGCATACAATTTTGGCAATCTAGTTGCCTACACCGACCAAGAGAGGCTTCCTCTCATCACCAAAGCGGTATTCTCCGCTCGTTCAGCAGCCCTGTTCACCAAGCAAGTTGGTGTTAAGTTCGCTGCTGCGTTGAACCTCATGGACACCGATGCAGTTCTGCAAGGCGGTGATACTTGCGGTTACACAAGTTCAGGCACAACCACATTCAGTCAGCGCGTCGTAACAGTTGGCCGTATGAAGGTCATGGAAACTTTGTGTCCTCGCGCCTTGGAGCAATACTGGATGCAGACCCAGTTGACCGCTGGTTCAATGTACGAAGGCGTTCCTTTTGAGCAGGCGTTTGCCGAGCAGAAGGCTCTCCGCATCGCAGAAGCGTTGGAGAACGCAATTTGGAAGGGCAACACCTACTTTTCAGGTGTCAACCAGTTGTTGAACGCTGCTTCGGGTTCTACGATCAGTGGTAACACAGGGGCGGTTTCTGCGTCCGTTGGTATCACCACAGGCAACGCCATCGCCATCTTCGACGGCATCTACAACCAAATCCCACAGGCCATCCTTACTCGGAACGACCTCGTAATCTTCTGTGGTTGGGACAACTTCCGTACGTTGCTTGGTGCTTTCAAATCCTCACAGGCAGTTATGTACAACCAAGTCGACTTGGCTGGCCTTGCTGACGGGGACATCATCTACCCCGGCACAAACGTCCGTGTCATTGCAGTCCCCGGCTTGACTGGAACGAACCGCATCGTTTCGTCTTACCTCGCTAACTTCGTTTACGCGACCGATTTGCTGTCCGACGAAGAGCAGTTTTCCATCTTTTATGCACGCGAAAACGACGAAATCCGGAGTATCGCAGCCTTCAAAGCAGGTGTCCAAGTCGCTTATCCCGACCTCATCGTAGACTTCCGCTTGACCTAATGTGTAGGGGGGAGGGAAACCTCCCCTCGCTTTTTTGTTCTCTTGAAACTTAAACCCCAAATACACATATGTCCTGCGCACTAACAACTGGTTACACACTCGGCTGCCGTGATTCAGTCGGTGGCATCAAAGCAATTTACGTCCAAAACTGGATTTCTACCGGGTCCTGTAACGCTAACCTTTCAGGTGCGGTTACGGGGTTCACCGGATACAATGCAAGCGGTTTTTTTGAATACGACTTGACCAAAGCCACGTCATCCATGACCGAAACTTTGAACGCAAGCATGGAGAATGGCACAATCTTCTACACCCCCGAAGTAACCTTCACCATCAACAAAATGCAAGTCGCAGTCCGCAATGAACTCCGTTTGCTCGCTCGTAGTAAAGTCATCGTCATCGTCCAAGACAACAACAGTCGTTACTGGTTGCTGGGTGCTATAAATGGCCTTGAGGCAACCGCTGGAACCGCTGGAAGTGGTACTGCCTTTGGCGACCGAAATGGCTACGAAATAACGCTTTCCGGAATGGAGCCTAACCCGATGTTCCTGATTGAGTCAACAGTCTTTACACCATCGACTACGCAGATACTCGGTTCGTAGTATCTTCGCATCAGGTTTTCTTCATCTGAGGTTTGGGAGGGCAGTCAGCAATGGCTGCCCTTCTTATTTTTACGGCCATGAAGATTTGTATCGTTTACAACGCCCATCCAACCGGGTGCAGTTACTACCGCCTCGAAATGCCGAACGCATACTTGGGCGACAACTACCCGGAGTTCGATTACGTCTGCGTTGAGAACATCACCACCATCAGCGACGAGGGGCTTCGTTCGATTGACCTGTTCCTGTTCAGCAGGCTTTGGTGTCAGGGAACCATGGAGCAAGTCGAAAATGTTTACAAAGCCCTGACCCAATACGGAGCGAAAGTCATCCTTGACTTGGACGATTATTGGGTCCTTGAATCGGGCCACATCATGTACCGCCACTACCATCAAACCAAACTCGCAGAAGTCATCCGTAAGCACATCAAATTAGCCGATTGGGTTACCTGTACCACCGAGCATCTTGCTGCCCGCATACGGCCTCTAAATGCGAATGTGAGCATTTTGCAGAATGAACCCTACGAAGCCTATCAGCAATTTATTCCCAACCCGGAGGAAGAACCCGACAAGCACCTCGTCAAGTTCGGTTGGTTCGGTGGGGCGCAGCATGGCGAGGACATGGAACTGCTCCGTGAGGGGATGCAGAAACTACGCTGGGACGCAAACTTGGACGGCAAGTACAGGCTCTATCTCGGAGGCTGGAACGACAACAACCCCGTTTATGAGGGCTACGAGAAAATCATAAGCGACCAAGGGAACAATCCGAACTACGGACGCATTCAGGCTGCGGACATCTACTCCTACGTCGGGGGCTACAACTTCGTGAACGTAACGCTTGCACCGCTTCGGGACACCAAGTTTAACAAACTCAAGTCCGAGTTGAAGGTGGTCGAGGCAGGGTGGATGAACAAGGCCATCATCGCAAGCGAAACTATCCCCTACACCGACGTAATCAAGCACGGGGAGAACGGCTTTCTCGTTCCCTACAACAAGCCCAAGGACTGGTACAAGTACATCAAGCAGTTGATTCTTGACCCTGACCTGCGTAAAGGCTTGGCTGACAACCTCACGGCCGACATCAAGAAGCGGTTCAATGTAGCCGAAACCGCCAAGAAGCGGGCCGAGTTGTACAGGCAGATTGGGCGCAAATTGTGAAATTCGGGGGCATCGCACATTTACAAGCAGATGCTTTACCTGAACCCTGACACGACCAACACCCTGACGGTTACTTGGACCGAGCGAGCCAGCACGGGGGACCGCTACATCTTGCGACTCACGAGCATCGCCAAGAACACCACGACGGACTACACGCTGCTGAAATCCGCAAACCTTTCTTCCTACACCAACCGCTATGACCAATTTTCGATTGCCGTGGGGTCGCTTGAAACAGGCTCGTATAAATATGAAGTTTACGATACCAATAGCACGGTTTCAGCAGCCCTTGCGGTGGTTGAAACGGGCTTGGCTTTTCTACAAACCGCAACGATAGGCTTCAACACCTACGCCAATTCAATCACTTACAACGTCTATGCCGGGGGCATATTCGACCCAACTTTTGACCAAACATTCAACTAATGAGCGTACAAACACGAAGCGAACTCCAAGCGAGTGCCTTAACCATCACCAACGAAACCGCTGCCGGGGCGAACACCGCATCCCGTGTTGGTGGCCTATTCGACGACCTTGCAGACACCGCAACGCTTGACATCGAGCGTGGCTATGCTTCGGTTGCTACGGCTGCTGATAGGTCATTTGTAACGACCAATAATACTGCTGCCAAATTACTGATTGTAACAGGCAACAACATTCTATCAACCAACAACTTTTCGAGAGTTGCAACAAGTGCGGGGCCATCAATCACCTACACGGGGACGCTATCCGCTGCAATTAGGGTGAGTGCAAATCTAACTTTTGCGGGGGCAAATAACGATAAATACGCTTGGGGTTTTTTAAAAAATGACGCACAAATCGGCTCATCGGAAGCACGAGTTACTTTGACCCATACCGAGGGCCATCAAGTAGTTTTGGAAACCTTTTTGATAGCAAATACCAATGATGAATTTTCAATCTATGTAACTTCAACTGATGGTGTTAGGACGATTACCATCTCATCCATCAGTTTTAATGCTCACACGCTATGAGTAATAAATCTACTCAACACTTCACCCAATGGTTGGGGATAGAGCATAAGGTCCCTGTAATGTTGGAGAACCGCTCCGGCAAATACATCACCTACGGCTTTGCGAACGAGTACCCATACTACCTGCTGGACAACTATCGCAGGAGCAGCAAGCACAACGCTATCGTCAACGGCAAGGTGAACTACATTATGGGCGGAGGCTGGCAGGCAGGGGATGACCTGACCGTAGAACAACAAGCCCGGTTCATCAAGTTCTTCGACGGACTTTCCAGCACGGAGGACCTCAACGATATCACCGAGAAACTGGTCTTGGACTTGGAGTTATTCAACGGATTTGCAGTTGCGGTTACTTGGTCCAAGTTGGGAACCATCGCCAAGATGGAACACGTCCCCTTTGAGAAAATCCGTGTTGACAAGGAGGATAAGATGTTCCAAGTCGCTGATTGGTACAACGACGATATGATGCAGTTGTTCCCCAAGGTCGGGGACATCGAGAAGATTCCTGCCTTCGACCCGGAGAACCGCCTCGGAAAGCAGTTGTTTTATTACAGGGTCTATGCTGCTGGCGTGAAGCACTATCCTCTACCCGAATACATCGGAGGGAACGCTTGGATTGAGGCAGACGTACAGGTGGCGAACTTCCACAACAACAATCTGCGCAACAACTTTTGGGGCGGTTACCTAATCAACTTCAACAACGGCATCCCAACACCCGAAGAGCAGGGCGACATCGAGAGGCAAATCAAACGCAAGTTCAGCGGTACGGATAACGCTGGTCGCTTTGTGGTAACCTTCAACGACGATGCTGCAAAGGCCCCTACGCTGGAGCCATTAACTCCGAGCGACATGGACAAGCAGTTCGAGATATTGAACAAAGCCATCCAGCAAGAGATATTCATTGCCCACAGGGTTACCAACCCCATGTTATTCGGAGTAAAGACCGAGGGCCAACTTGGTGGACGCAACGAATTGGTAGAGGCCTACGAACTATTCAAAGCCACCTACGTCAACGACCGGGTGCAGAAAGTCGAAAGAATGATAAACTACTTGGGGTCTTTCAACGGTGTGGAAGGCATGGAGTTAATCCCTACCAACCCAATCAATGAGCAGTTGAGCGAACAGGCTCTCCTTCAAGCCATGACCCCCGCAGAACTGCGTGAGAAAGCAGGCTTGCCACCAATTGAAATAAAGACCGAATCAAGCGTCCAAGATGTTATTACGGCTATCAATTCGCTCTCTCCGTTGGTTGCCAACAAGGTCTTGGAATCCATGTCAGCCAACGAAATTAGGGCCTTGGTGTCCTTGCCTGCAAAGGCAGAGGGTTCGGGTCTTGCTGGGGAAACGGCAGCCGTAGAGGTCAGCCCTGAACCTACTGCACCGCAAGGCTTGGCATCAAACGACAACATCAAGAAACTATCGGGCCGTGAGTACCAAAACCTGATGCGTATTGTCAGGCAGTACATGCAAGAAAAAATCACGCTGGAGATGGCTCGGACCATGTTGTCAGCAGGATTCGGCCTGTCTGCCCAAGAGATTGACACGATGCTTGGAGTGCAGGCCCAAGAGTTCAGCGAACCGACTTGGGGTCAAGATGACGATGAGGACTACGGATGGGGCGATGAGGAGTTCAAGGTCTTGGAGGTGGTTGCAAGTAAATTCGGATGCCATGCAGACGACTACCATGTGATGCACTCCAAGCCGATGCGGTTCGACGCCAACATCGACGAAAACATCCGCTTGGCCTTTGCCGAACTGGGCGAGGAAGAGGTTGAACTTGACAAGAAGATTGAAGCCTACCGCAAGAAGAACCGGGAAGCCAGCGTTGAAGAAATGGCCAAGGAGTTCGGGGTCAGCAAGGCCAAGGTTGCCAAGCGAGTCGCCTACTTGATAACCAAGGACCGCTACCCAATCAGCCGGGCGGTGGACAAGATAGCCGAGCAGAACCTTCCCAAGAACGTGAAGGAAGTTGCCGAGCCAGTCTTGGAAGTCCGCTACAAATACGCATGGGCCACGGGGTTCAGCAACAAGGACAAAGGCTCCAGCCGTGAGTTCTGCAAGGTCATGTTGGACTTAGCCGGGCAGGGCAAGGTTTACACGAGGGAGGACATCGACGGGATTTCTGCGATAATGGGTTACTCCGTGTGGAATCGCAGAGGCGGTTGGTATCACACGCCGAGCGGAGTGAATCGCCCCCAATGCAGGCACGTATGGGAGCAGCAACTCGTTATCCGCAAAGGCAATAAAATCAGCAAGGCATGAAGGCACTATTCATAAGCGAAGAAACGCTGCTCGACAATAGCATCATCAACGAGAACGTATCCTACACCCAAATCCGTCCTACGGTTGTCAAGGTGCAGGAGATGCGGATTCAGCCCATCGTTGGCTCTCCGTTGTACGGGGAACTCGTCAGCCAAGTGGTCAGCGGTTCAACCTCTGCACTCAACCAAACGCTCTTGGAGGACTACATCCAACCCGCAATGATTCAGTGGCTTTACTACGAGTTGCCCATGGTCTTAGCGTTCAAGTACATGAACAAGGGCATGGTCCGTAGAACAAGCGAAGAATCCTCCCAAATGAGCATGGAGGAAATTACCCGGCTGACCGACAAAGTGAAGAACGATGCCGAGTGGTATTCCGAGCGGATTACCCGCTACTTGATGGAAAACCGCAACTCCTATCCTCTGTGGAACTCGCCTCCGTCGGCTTTGGATACCATCTACCCGAACGCTACGAACTACCGAACCGGGATGGTCTTGGACCGCAACCGAAGGATGGGAATCAGCAACCTTGACTACCCCTATCCCTACGGTCAATTCGGGGCGTGTAATGACTGCTGACGATGGGTGCACATAAAAAAAACATACTGAAACTGCAAAACTATGTCTTGGATAAAAATCAAGCAGGCTCTCTTGGACCTTGCAAATGCTCATCCTCAAGTCAACTCCTTCGGGACGGGCGACCCGCTTGCGGTAGGCACGGACAACACCATCAACCTGCGAACCCCAAGCCGTGAGCGAATCGTCTATCCGCTCGTGTTTGCGGACGTTCAGTCAGCAAATACTGACGCTGGCACTTTGGACTTGGTGGTTGGGGTATATTTTAGTGATAGAGTTGAGTCCATTAAGCCGATGGGCGGAGTGGTTTCGGGGAGTCCTACGTTGGGTTGGCAGGATAACGAGGATGAGGTCCTAAGCGACCAGTTACAAATCGCTCAGGACTTCATATCATCGCTTACAAACGACCCGAACGAGGACTGGACCCTCTCATCCACCGTGAACCTTACGAGGTTCGTAGAGAGCCGAGATGACCGCACGGCAGGGTGGCAGGTGACGATGACTTTTGAGATTCCATTCAAGCATTCAGTTTGTGAAATTCCAGTCTAATCTACATTTACAATTAAACGCTAAAAAATGCCTACACCCATATTGCAACAAATGCTCGGACAGGGCGGTACGATGGAGTTTATCAATGGATCCGTTACCGGGAAAAACTACGACTTCCTTGTAGTCAACACCGCAGCGACATTCACAACCCTTACCGGAACTGGAAGCGAGAACCTGCTAACCGCTTACAACTTTTCGGGGGCTTCTATTTCCGCTGGTATCGTGATAAGCGGTCGCAATGGAGGCAAGATTACTGCCGTCAATCCAAGCGCAGGTACAGTCATCGGTTACACCTTCCTCTAATGCTAATCGGCTACGGCTACGGCTATCCGACCAATATGCTCCAAGGCGGAGTCGCTGCTGGGGTGTGGGCCTTGTTCAACGCAAGAGCTACGGCTGACGGAGCAACCGCTGCCGAGGCTGCCGTGGATGGATGCCTATTCAATCGCTTTGCTGCAATCTACAACTTCTAAGAATGCCGACACCATCGCTGATTTTAGTCCCTGCTCGCTTTAAGACGGGCAAACTATACACACCCTTGGCAACGACTTCGGGCGGTGTGGTTCTTGGTGCATCGGGCGACTTCAATGTTACCCGTGCAACGACTGCAACAAGGGTCAACGCAAGCGGATTGATTGAGGTTGTCGCTTCGGGGATTCCGAGGTTGGACTATCCTCTTGGCGGGGGCTGCCCTGCGTTGTTGGTGGAACCGAGTGGGTCCAACTTGGTCGTACAAAGCCAAAATTGGCTTGCAAGTGGTTGGCGTTCGGATGCGGCTGGGTTTACAATAACAATATCAGGTACTACTGGAACACTTGACCCGTTAGGTACAAACACGGCCAACGCAATCAGTCCGACAAGCGGAAGCGCAATTCATTTAAAAGTGGGAAATGATGGTTCTCTAGGTTTCACAAGTGGTACAATCTATACATCAAGTGCTTTTTTTAAGCAAGGAACAGGTAATGCTGGAAGGTACGTTCAATTAACTTACCCAGCCTCAAGATTTATGCAAGATGGCTATGCCAATTTTGACCTTCAACTTGGAACGGTTGCGGTTGTGAGCGGAACAACCGCAGACTCAAATAGGGCTGCAAGCATTGAAAATTATGGCAACGGATGGTATCGGTGCAGGCTTACGGCAACTTGCAATAGCGCAGGAACTGGTAATGGATTTACGGGTGTTTTGATAACCGCAAGTGGTGATACTCGTGCGCCATCTTTTTCCGGAACCATAACGGATGTCCTTTACGGCTGGGGAGCGCAGACCGAAACAGGCTCCATTGCAACCTCCTACATCCCCACAACCACCGCAAGCGCAACACGCAACGCAGAAGTCATAAGCCTATCAGGAGCAGTCAGCGGATGCATCGGGCAGACCGAAGGGACGATTTATTTAGAAACAAATTCACTTGTTAGCGGGTCAAGTGATTTATTTTGCTTTGCAAGGGCTTTAACGAATACTGTATCAATAAGCAAAAATTCTAGCAATAGAATTCAAGCCACGGTATATACATCTGGACTAGCTTTAAATATAGCAGCATCAGGCACCGTGTCAGGAAATCTGAAAATAGCGTTTGCATACAAGACTGGCGAAAGCGCTTTGTATATCAATGGGGTTCAAATTGGGACAAGCGCAATCGCATTTTCCTTTACCGCTGCATTAACGCAGATTAATATAAACCCGACTGGATTTTTTGAGGGGATAGGCAACCAAAGGATTAGTGCTCCTGCCATCTACACCACTCGCTTAACCAACGCAGAACTCGCTGCCCTTACGACCCTCTAATGGCTACCTTCCGAAAATACGAATTTGCAGTTTACGCTGACTTCCGAACCATTAACGACTCGGAGGTCGAGCCTCGCACAGTTGTTGAACTCGGACATATCAACCCTGCAAATCCAAAGGCTTGGTGCGTTGACATTCTATGGGAAGGCAACGAACCCAAGAACTGGACGAAGGACCAAACTTGGCCGGAACCAGTAGGAATCCACACCTTCGCAGGATGGGACGAGCAGTACACCGAGGACTACGAACAACACAAATCCCTATGAGATTATTTCGCAAACGCAATCCCGAAACCCCTAAACTACCCCTAATGAAATCAGCAGTCATCGCACTACTTCGCCACCTGTTAACCTTCATCGGTGGAACCCTCGTCGCCAAAGGCCTCTTGGATACCGAAACTTTGCAAGAGATTATCGGTGCATTAATCACCTTGCTTTCAGTAGGTTGGATGACAATCGATAAAGTAAAGGTCAAGAAGTGAACCTAATCGAAACCACCATCGTCGGGAGCGTTGCAGCAATCGTCGGTGGAGCGGTCGCTTGGTTCACCAAGGGCCGTGTAGAATCGGACTCCCTGCAAGTTCGTCAAGCCCAAGCGGTCCTCGCTATGTGGCAGGCTACCAGCGAGTCCCAAAACAAGGAATTAACACAACTCCGCAATGAGGTTGTAAGTTTGCGTCAACGACTTGAGGAAATGGAGCATACCATCCACGAACTCCAGTCCGAGAATGCCAAACTTAAAAACCTCGTATGAAAGTAACCAAGCATTCCAAAAATGTCCACGCCATTGAGTGCGGACGAATACAAGAATTTCTTTTGCTCTCTGACTTGCACTGGGACAACCCTAAGTGCGACAGGGCCTTGTTAACCAACCACCTCGAAGAAGCAAGACGCAGGGGTGCGAAAGTCCTCGTAAATGGGGACTTTTTTTGTTTGATGCAAGGCAAGGGCGACCCTCGCAGGTCCAAGGACGACATCCGTCCAGAGCATAACAACGGGCGTTACTTGGATTCCATCGTTGACACGGCAGTCGAATGGTTCCGACCCTATGCGGACCTCCTGCTGGTCCTCGGATACGGGAACCACGAAACCTCCATCATCCAACACCAAGAAACGGACATCCTCCTTCGGTTCGCAACAATACTCAACCATTCATGCAAGACCGACGTTCAAGTCGGGGGCTATGGCGGGGTTCTTGATTTCAAGATGATTTACGACCCGGACCATCGCTGCAACTTCATCATGCACTACTATCACGGCTCCGGGGGCGGTGGACCCGTAACCAAGGGAGTCATCCAAGACCAACGCATCCTTGCGAGCATTGAAGGCTACGACTGCACATGGCAGGGCCACGTTCACGAACTTTATTACCACCAAAACATCGTCAACCGCTATGTGCGTACTACTCACCAAATTCTTCAAAAGCCCGTGCATCAAGTCAGGACGGCAACGTACAAGGAAGAATGG